GGCTTGTTGGTCCAGGCAATCAGATCCAGGGCCTGTTGGTCCAGGCAATCAGATCCAGGGCTTCTAATCGGTATACAATCCCGGCCCTTGCCCCGCTTTTATAAAACTATCAACTAAATGATTCGCGTTTACCTTTAATTATTTTTTATTCGGTTAAATTTTTTACCTAAAATAATATTATTTATTTAAATTATTCTATTTTCCGCGCGCAATTCTATTCATTGGTAAATATTTTATTATTTTATTTCATAGGCTTATAGAAATTAACTTGTGACCAACTCATTAACAGGCAAGCCTTATCTAAAATATTATTGTTTAAATACAATGGCTTAGATTTGCTGGTGATGCCGGGATATTTTGTTTTGCGCGCCGATCTCGAGGGGGCACGACTGCCACCCCCCACCCCCCCGGTGCCGTATACAACTCTCACCAATTTTTGGGAAAATGGGACCGTAAACAGGGTGCCTGATCGAAGGGCCCTAGCCTTATGTCAACACACTACCCATAGGTGTTTTGCTTGACACCTAACACTATGTTGTCTATAACTATTATTATTTTATACATTTATTTTTATATATTTATTTTTGAGGTATAGTTAATGAGTACCCTGGATTACGGCCAGAATTTAAACCTAAAAGTCCCCTTACATGTCGAACCTAAAATACTAGTCGATGAAGACGGCATACTTAAATTTAGAGTATTATTTTTTGCTGACGCAGACTCCGATAAACGGGAATTAGACTTCCCTTTCTATGAGCTTACTGAGGAGCTTTTAGATGACCCTGATGAGGATCAAGATTATGCTCTATTGTATGATATTGCTAATGAGCTTGTTCGGGAAAGTGAGCGTATTCGCGAGGTAGCCAATAGGATTGAGAGCAGCGTATCTAACGTAGCTGATCTTTTTAATACCTCGCCTAATGTACCGTCAACCTGACCTTTTCTTACAAGACCTAGATCCCCCTACCAAATCTACTACTAAGAAATGTAACGGATGTAATCTAGATCTCCCAGTGGAGAATTTTCCTGTATACCAGCCTAAGATTAATAAGGGCTGGGAGGAAGGTCTCCGCAGGTCGGTTTGCCTCAAATGCTTTAATTCGGGTACCGTCCTATGCAGAGATTGGCGCCGGCGTAATCCTTTACCCCAGGACTTCAAGTGCCCTATATGCGAAAGGTCTCATGCGGACTTCCGGGCTACTGGACGGTATACTAATAAGTCACCTTTTTCGGTAGACCACTGCCATGCGACAATGTCTGTTAGAGGCTACGTCTGTAACCCTTGTAATAGTGCGATGGGATTTATTCAGGATAATTTAGAGACTGCAAAACGGATGTATGAGTTTTTAATTAAGCACTCAGATTCATAGCGGGTATGTCCTTAAGACATCTACTAAATTAGATAAATAATTGTTATAATATAACTACATATTAAGGAGTTATATTATGTTTAAGAAATTCATCAAACGTATGCAAGAAGTACAAATGAGGAGAGTAGCCTACTGGCAAATGCATAATCTATCTGATGCACAATTAAAGGATATTGGTATTGGTAGATCAGAGATAAGGCGTATTGCTTACCACGACCCTATTCCCTTTAAGTAGTCGGCTAGAGGCTACCTCTATAGTAGTCCGCTCAACCGACAATTCATTTTACCAATTAAAAGCACTTTCGTCAATGCCTGAGTGTCGATACTAACAATTAATTAATTGATTGCCTTACCATCCTAAAAATGGTACAATGTATGAATTAAGGCATTCTACTAGGAGTGCCCATGAAAAGTTTAAACCTCTACTATATCAGAGCAGCTATCGAAGCTCATACCGGGCGTAGGCTAAGTTTCCCTACCATAAGGCGGCTTTTAGTAGAGGAAAACCTTATCACCGAGCAAGAGCTTTCAGCCAACCCTATGGCACATAAGTTTAGAGGTTACGGAGCGTATTTCTTCTCAGAAGAAAATTCTGTTGAAATACCTAAGAACCCAGAACGATTTTTACCCGACTGCATTATTGAGGAAGATTTTGATGAATAAAGGTTACGCAAACTGCGGTGCGTCCGTAAAGCCAAATGGCAAATCTAAAATGAGTAAAGGGGGTTATCTGACTAAGAAAAAGAAGCCTGGTTATAGCAAGGGCGGTATGGCCCAGAAGGATGAGCTACGTCCACCAAAAGGTGGTGTATCTGGTAATATGGGGCTTAAAAACCGCTAAACTACCCAACTACGAAGGTGACTGCCTATGGACCCGATTACAATAATCGGCGGGGCCACGATGGCGTTTAATGCCATTAAGAAAGGCTTGGCCGTTGGCAAGGATTTACAAGCGATGTCGGGTCAACTTTCCAAGTGGGCTGGTGCGATGTCAGATCTTAGCTACGCAGAACAAAAGAATAAGAATCCTCCCTGGTGGAAGAGTATGGGCGGATCAGTTGAGGCAGAGGCTCTAGAGATTTTCACTGCAAAGCGCAAAGCGGATTCAATGCGCGAAGAGCTTAAAAACTGGATCAGTTCCTCAATGGGCCCCTCGGCCTGGGAAGATCTAGTTCGGACTGAGGGTGCAATCCGCAAGATGAAAAAGGACCAGGAGTATAAGAAAGCTGAGATGATCGAAGCTATCATAACTTGGTCTATCACAATTGGTATATTGATCCTTGGTTGCGGAGCCGTGGGTACAATTTTTTACATATTAAACATGTGAGGCTAGATTGGCTAAACCGAAAATACCCGCATCAAAAAAGTACGCCAACGGCACAACTTACAAAGACAGTAAGGGTAAGACGCACAAGCGTACCTCTGCCAAGGGCACAAAGCGCGGTGATGCTTACTGTGCGAGGTCTAGCGGTCAAAAGCAGACCGAGAAGGTGAAGGTACGGCGTTCAGCCTGGGGCTGTCGCGGTAAGAAGTCTGTTACCAAATAAAAAGGAACTTTCATAATATGGCTAAAGGTCAGAAACACTATTTTAGAAACGGCACTGAACACACAGGCGGGTCTCATAAGATGCCTAATGGCTCACTGCACTCAGGCGCAAAACACGGCAAAACCAGTAAGCCCCTTTTCCATTTCAAAGATCTAAGTGCCAAAGCCCAGAAAATGGCTCGGCCACCTAAGAAGAAGTAAGGGGAATTAGATGTCATTGTACAAAAATATTCTAGCAAAAAAGAAGGCTGGTACTAGCAGGTCTAAGAAAGAAAGTACCATTTCGCCCAAGGCTTATAAAGCTATGAAAGCTGGATTCCCTAACAGTAAAAAAAATAAAGCTAAAAAGAAGTGATCTTAGGATTTATATTAGCTTGCAGCGTCCCCACGGACGTTAGTAGTTGTCGGATCATTTATTACGACAAGCAAGAGTTTTACACCCAAGTGGCCTGTGTGAATAAAATGAAAGACCTAGCCAAATACGCGGCAGATCGTCTTCAAGTAGTAACCCGACCATACTGCTTTTCAGTAAACTTACCCATCTAAAGGACCAACTAAATATGGAAAAACGCCTGACTCGCGTAGAAGACAAAATTGATGCCCTATCAGAGGCTATTATTGAAATGGCTAGAATGGATGAGCGGGTAGTCAGCGCATTCAGGCGTATGGATAATATGGTTGAGTACCAAACTAAAATGGATTCTCGGATCGATGAAATGGAAAAGCAAGCCATTTCTAGAGGCCAGAAAATAGCCTTCGCCGAAAGATTTTTCTGGATGATTTGTACAGGCGCGGTTGGCCTAGCTTTCGTAATGTTGAGGTAAAAATGGACGATAAAAAAATATTAACGGATATGCAAAAGCTATTCTTAGAGGTGCTTATGACCCCTGAATGCAAGGGCAATATACGCCTTGCCATGCAAGACGCCGGGTATGCAGACACTACTAGCATTACCTCCGTAGTAGCCCCTCTTCAAAAAGAGATAAATGAGAAGGCATCTTTGATGCTTGCCATGAACGCCCCTAAAGCTGCCTGGGGCCTATCTGACGTTCTAGATAATCCAGAGGCTATGGGTGCGCGCAACTCTATTGCAGCGGCTGCCCAGATTCTTGATCGAACAGGTCTAGTCAAAAAAGAGCAAATTGATGTTAACAACACAGGCGGGGCAATGTTTATTTTGCCACCGAAATCCCAAGATTGATTAATTGGCCTAATCGTACTCGACCTAATACTACTGCTAAAATACTTTATGCATATAAGGTTTCTGAGGAAGATCCTTTAGTACTTGTACCGGATGAGGAAAAGGCTGCGTTTGTAGAACAGGCCATGAACTATCTAGAGGAAGGGAATAGTTCCCGCAAGGTAACTGCTTGGTTAGTCAGTCAGACAGGCGATAAGTTATCCCACCAGGGCCTAAACATTATCTGGAACCGTTTTCGTGGTAAGGGCACGGATACCCCGTCCCAGCGCCTTAAGGACATGGAGAAGACGCGGAAGAAGAATAAACCTAAGACGGTTGCCGAAAAGAGAATGGCTATCGCGAAACGTAAGCAGACAGACGCTAAACGGCGCCTTACCATGGCTAAGAAAGATTTAAATAAACTTCAGCCTAATAATGAGTTGCCTACTAGTCACCTGGATTTCTCTAGCATCGAAGATCAGAGGAAAAAACAGGAGGTAATATTTGCACCTAACGCGGGCCCTCAAACAGAATTTCTCGCAGCAAGTGAACGAGAAGTATTATTCGGTGGTAGTGCCGGCGGCGGTAAATCGGCAGCCTTACTAGCAGATCCGCTTAGGTACTTTGGTAACCCTAATTTTAACGGGCTGCTTTTAAGACGTACTAATGACGAATTGCGCGAACTTATTCGTAATAGCCAAGAACTGTACCCCCGCGCTTATCCTGGCGCTAAATGGCAAGAAAAGAAATCTCAATGGACTTTTCCTTCGGGCGCCACACTGTGGATGACATACTTAGAACGACCTGAAGATGTTATGAGATACCAAGGCCAGGCGTTCAGTTGGATCGGTTGGGACGAACTAACACAACACCCTACTTCATTCAGCTACCTGTACCTCTTAAGTAGATTACGGACCACTGACCCCACTTTACCACTCTGCGTCAGAGCGACTACAAACCCCGGTTCAAGCGGCCACGGCTGGGTAAAAAAGATGTTTATTGACCCTGCACCATCAGGGCAATCATTTGATGCAACGGACATAGAAACGGGACAAGTTTTAAGATACCCCGAAAGCCATGCAAAATCGGGACAGGCGTTATCACAGAGAAGGTTCATACCTTCAAGACTTAGCGATAATCCTTATCTTTCGGAGGATGGGGTTTACGAAGCTAATCTATTGTCCTTGCCAGAAAAACAGAGAAGGCAGCTTTTAGATGGGGATTGGACCGTAGCAGATGGCGCAGCATTTTCAGAGTTTAGGGAGAAAGACCATGTTATTACTCCATACGATATTCCGACTGATTGGCCCAGATTCCGCTCATGTGACTATGGTTACTCTAGTTTCTCATCAGTTCATTGGTTTGCTATCGATCCAGGGTATGACACTTTAATATGCTACCGGGAACTATATGTTACGAAATATACAGGTCGAGACCTAGCTAAGGCAGTATTAGAGGCGGAGGGCGCCGAGCAGATGCAGTACGGTATACTGGATAGCTCTTGCTGGGCTAACCGGGGTCAGCTTGGACCGTCTATTGCAGAAGAGATGATATCCCAGGGCTGTCGATGGCGCCCTAGTGACCGCTCCAATGGATCTAGGATAGCCGGTAAAAACCGCTTACATGAATTGCTTAAAGTAAATGAAGTAACAGAGCTTCCTGGCATACAGTTTTTTAATAGCTGCCGGCAAGTAATAGCTGATTTACCGATAATACCCTCTGACCCCAAGGGTGGTGACGATATAGACGCCCGCACCTCACAAAAGCAGCACACTTACGACTCGATCAGGTATGCTGTCATGTCCAGGCCGAGGGCATTTTCTGCCTTCGATATGGGAAATGGCGTACCTCAACAGATTTGGCGCCCCGCCGACTCAACATTTGGATATTAAAATGGCATTAATGAATAAACCTTTACCCGATGATATGACAGACTCAGACCGTGTAGTCCCATTAGAAGAAAATGGTGATGTCCAGGCCGAGAATACCGAATATTCTGGTGCGGTGGCCTTCATTAAGTCTCAATTTAGGCGGGCTGAAGAAGCGCGCAAGGGAGATGAAGAGCGTTGGTTAGACGCCTACCGCAATTATCGCGGATTGTACTCCTCTGAAGTGCAATTTACTGAAACTGAAAAGTCTAGGGCCTTCATAAAGGTTACGAAGACTAAGGTTCTAGCGGCATACGCCCAGGTCATTGATGTTTTAATGGCGGGTAGTAAATTTCCGATTGGAATAGAGGAGAGGCAGTTCCCTAACAACGT